CGCGTCTATGTCGGGCTACAAAGCGTTGGACGTTACGTCGGGTGACGTCGAGGCACTGACTCGCTTGACCAAGGCGGTGTTACCTTTCGTCGCAACAGAGGAAGAGCTCGTCGAAGCGGTCTCCAACCTTGCCTCTTGCCCTGATGTCCTCGTCAAGGCGGTTATCAAGTTGGGTGAAACGTCCAAAAACCGCATAATCTTCCCCTACGGCGTTGCCCCGACGGTTGCGAAATCATACCTGCTCTCACACATCGCCGGCGGCGGTAACTACCCGCAGCAGTGGATCCCGCCGACCAACCGCGAATGGACGACCTCACTAGGACACAGCGGCTGGGCTGAAGTCATCAGACATCTCCGTATATTGTCAACTGTCGATGTCGACGCCGCTCGGCGTGCGATCTTGGCCGCACCCGAGATTTTCCAGTTCTGGGCTGCTGACACTGGATCTACGCTAGAGAGGGCCATTGTGCTAGATGCGCCGGGCGTAGTCGCATCGCTCGCCGCAGATGTGAAGGGGTTCGACCACCAAGTCGGAGTCGACGCAGCGACCGAATTCTGGTCTTGCGTCAAGGAAGTTGTTCCAACACTTTCCTGGCAGCGGGTGGCCGCTGACCGCATCCCACCGTACGGCGAGCTGCTCATATCACCGCTCGAGCACGACGAATACATCCGCACCCCTGACCGTGCCCCGCTTGAGCAAAACGCTGACTTTGTCGAGCTCATCCGATCAACTCGTGCCCGTCTGATCAGGAACATCGGTCTGCTTACCTCTGGTACTCCTGAGACCAGCAAATTGGGAAATAGAGCATCCTATTTAGTGTGCTCAATCTGCTGCGATATACTTGTGTCCATCTATCCAGGCTCTGTGGAAATGTTCGATGTCCGCGGCGATGACCAGCTTGCAGCGATGCGCGGCCGTTCCAAATTACACGCTACCGAGCTGGCCAAACTGTGGTGGATTGCTGCCAGCGCCTTCTTCGAACTCAGCCCAGAGAAGAGCAAAGTATCAGTTGGCGCCGGCCGTTCGACCGAGTTTCTTCGTGTCGAATACAGCCGCCTCGGCGCCCGTGGCTACCTCAACCGTAGCCTGGTCTGGCTGACTGAGATGCGGCCACTGTCCAACGAACCTGTGCGCGTATGGGCTTCGAAGGTAGTTGAGCTACTACCTAGATACCACACCTGTGAGCGCAGGGGCGCGTCTGCGGCGCTTTACAACTTCGTACGCGCTGTCATCGCTCGGGCGCTGGCGCGGAACGGCATCCCATTCGACTATGTGACCGCTCCCACCGGCATGGGTGGCC